GGCGGCGGCTTGGCTGAGGCGCCGGGTAAGCTGGATCGTCGCCTGCTCGATCTGACCCATGGACACGCCGGCCAGATCGCCCGCACGCTCGAGCACCTGGATGCTTTCAACGGTCGTATCCAACGAGGCCGCCAACTTGGCCTGGGCATCCACCGTCTGCAGCCCCGAGCGGATCATCGCCGTGGCGGCTGCCGCGATGGCCGCCGCCGCTGCCGCCATCGCCACCCGCGCACGCCGTGCAAAGGCCGCGAGCCGTGCATTGGCACCTTCCATCTCGCGCGACAGACGGCCAAAGCCGCGGGCACCCGCTTCGCCCACGCCTTCCAGCTCGGCCTTCACTTGCCGCCCGCCAGTTGCGGACAGGCGTACGCTGACGCGTTTTTCTGTCATCGGTCAGCCTCCCTGCTGCCGTCCATCTGCTCGTTGAGATACCGCGCCATCACCGCCTCGATGACCGGAAGGAGTTCGGCTGCCGCGCGGTGATCGACCCCGAGCGCCTCGGCCATGGCCAGTGCCGCGCTCATGTCCCAGCCCAGCACGACACCGGGCACGGCGCGGATCTGACCGCCCAGCCGCCCGGCCAGGTCCCATACCTGCCATCCTTCCAGCGTATGCGGCGCGTTCAGGATTTGCGGGCAGTCCGGGCACGCGCCTTCGCAGGCTGCGCAGTACCCTTCGCCCCCGCCATAGACCCAGTCGGCGAGGGCGCGGAGGCGTTTTTTTCCGCTTCCAGCTCCAGACCCTTCGCGACATAGCCCATCTGGAACTTCTCGAAGATCGGCCAGATGTCGAGCAGCGCGGCGATCCCTTCAGGGGTCACCGGTGTGGGATTGCCATCGGCATCGCCGACACCCTCCCACTCGCGGATGGCGCGTTCTGCCAGCACCTTGCCGAAGATCACCGCAATCTCGTCGTCGCTGGTTCCTTCGGGCAGGCTGCGCACAGCCGGGTCGCTGCGCGCGGCCACCATCAGCGCCGTGGTCAGCGGCTCGACCCGGACGCGCACGTCGAGGCCAAGATCGAGCCAGTACGGCTCACGGGCAAGGTTAAGGCGCAGCATGGCTCAGTACTCCTCGACGGCGTTGATCAGCGTGATGGTGCACATCCGCCCCAGCGTGGCGTCGCGCGCGGCCTGCCAGTCGAAGTTCGCCTGGACGCCCTGCGGCCCGGAAATCTCGATGCGCGGGCGCGGCAGGTAGACAGCGTGCACAGTGAAGGTGAAGCTTTCGCCGGACGGCAGGACGTAGGCGAACTCCATCTCGCAGGCCTCGCCATTGATCGCCTGCGTCACCAGCGTCTGGTCGGCGAAGCGCACCTCGATCCGGCCGGTCAGCGCGGCGATGGACGGGTCCGCCCCGTCGATGCGGCCGTCCGAGCGGATCGTCTCGATCCGGTCGAGATTGTTGGCATAGGTGATCTCCGCGGAGACCACGTTGCCGAGCGCCGTGCCGTTGCGGGCGATCGACCCGTTGAAATGGCCGAAGCGCTTCAGTTCCAGCGCGGCGGGCGTTCCGGCGCTGGTGGTCGTGCCGACCGTCTCGCCCTGCGCCACCAGCCGCGCCGTTGCGGTCAAGAGCCCCGAGCGCTGCATCTGCCAGGACAACTGGTCCAGCACGCAGCCGGAGTACATCGCATAGCGCGGCACCTCCGGCATGCCGGTCTCGATCGACATGCTGGGCAGCGTCCAGGACCCGGACTGGAACTCGTGGGTATACGGCGCTTCCACACCCGTGGTCGTGGGCGCGCCGAACGCCGCCTTCAGCCAAAAGCCAAAGGCTTCCGCGTCGAGCGGCACGACGACGTCGCCGTCCGCCGTCACCGCGTCCTTGATCGGCGCCAAAGGATCGCGCCCGTAGCCCAGCAGCTCCGAGTTCAGCAGCGGCTGCTCCGCGCCGAGCGAAGTGCTGGCGAAGGGCATGCGGGTGAAGCCGCTGGCGGGCGGCGTTCCATAGATCGTCTCGAACGCAAGCGCCATCAGCGCCCGCGCCCCCTGGGCTCGTGCCATGGTGTTCTCCTCGGGTTGTCGGGGTCAGCCGAGCGGATCGGCCGTGGAATAGTGCAGCACCACAGGGATCACGGCGGCCTTCAGGCTGGCGGCGCCCTCGACCGGTAGGTCGACCGGCCGCGGCGCTTCCGCCTCGACCCAGTCGCAGAGCCCGCCCAGTGTGCGGTCGGCGGCGAGCGCCGTGCCGATGCTCGTGATCAGTGTGTCGAAGGCGGCGTCACGGGCAGCGCCCTGCACGACCGCCTCGATCTCGGCCCGGTGCTGGTAATGGTAGCGCAGTGGCGACAGCGTCACCTCCGGCTCACCCGGCTCGCCGTCGCGCAGGATCAGGAGGCCTGCGGTCGGCACGCGCTCGGGCAGCACCTCGCCGCGCAGGGCCGTGGCGGGCAGTGCCGAGAGCCGCGCATGCAGCGCGGCGAGGATGGTTTCGCGTGGGGTGGGCACGTTCTATTTTCCGAGAAAGCTGAAGACAGCCTAGGCTGGTGTTGCTCGATTGGTTATTGCCAAGAAAGGCTTGAAGCAACAGAAGCAAGGCATCTGAACATGACGCCATCTATTCATCTTCCGCTCGTTGAAACCTTCACGAAACCTTACGAAGCGTGGAGGACGAGGCCTCCTACGAAGGAAGAGATGATGGCCAACAGAAGCCCGGCCCATATTAAAGAGGAACTTATCGCCCGCATCTCCGATTCCCGCACAGCCGCCGTCTGTATGGCGGATGTTCGCGTCGACAATGCTCTGAGCAGTCACGTCCAGAATGCTCTGGAGGAAAGCCCTGAGTACAGGGCATGGCAAAACGCAATGCCGTCAAAGACACCAGCTGCGATCTCGCTGTACCAGAAGGATATCAAGAACAGCTGCCTGGATGCGGTTTCCGAAGAGATACAGCATTATGGCTCCCACCTCGCTCTTGGCCAGTGCCTGTTTCACGGCGGATTCTGGGCAGGCGGGCAGTATCAGGTCACTTCGCGACCGCTTTCGACATCGCTTTGTCCCCAAGTGGCTTTGAGGAATGCGGAGTTCAATGCCAAGGCTTATGATGCTGGTCGACTAGATCTGATTGTGTTGCGAATTTCTAGTCCGGCGCCCCAAGGCTTCGTTTTCAAGAGAAAGGGTACAAAGCTTGGCCACGAAAGCGAAGTCTTGCTGCCATCAGGGGTGCGATTGAATCTCGTAGCTGAAACTCTCGTGCGTTCAGACTATCCCGCCGCGAAATACGGTCACAATGAGAAAGCGATCCCGGTGTATGTCTTGGACGTGGAGGCTTCGCGAGAAGATTGCAGTCAATAGCACCAGCGTCCCAAACCCTCCATCAAAACGGCCACTCCTCCACCCAGTTGGCCACGATCAGCCCCGGCACGCTGTCGAGCGCCCGCTCGGCGTCCCGGTCGAGATCGAGCCGCTTCGGCAGCTTGACCTGCGGGACCAGCAGGAAGATCGGCGCCGTGACCTGATTGCGGCCGGTTTTCGAGCGCGACACCACCGCCTGGCCGCGGGTATTGATACGGGCGCGGTCGGCCACCAGCAGGCTGGGCCCGCGCGGGCGGTAGACGAAGCGCAGCCGCATGCCACGACGGCGCTCCCACTCGCCCGGGGTGATCCTGCCGCCGCGAAACCCGCGCCCGGCGGCCTCGGTCGGGATTGCCAGCCAGAAGTTATCCGTCTTGGTCAAGGGGCGGTTTTGGTCCATGTTCGATCATCCCTTATGAGGGCATTTGCGAGGATCACAAGCTTGCGCATGATCGCCGCGATGGCGAGTTTGGCGGGTTTTCCGGCATCGACGAGTTTGCGGTACGTTTCCGCGAGATGCAGGTTGTGGCGGATAGCGACGAGCGCCGGCATGTAGAGCGCGTTGCGCACCCCGCGCCGGCCGCCGCCGATCTTCGAGCGACCCTTCCATTTGCCGGATTCCCGAGTGATCGGGGCGAGCCCCGAAAGACTGGCCGCCTCCTTCGGCTCCATCATGCCGAGTTCCGGCATCTCGACGATCATAGCGACCGCGGTGACCGCACCGATGCCGGGGATGGAACACAGGATCTCTTGGCGCCGGGCAAGCGCGGGGTCCTCGGCGATGAGGCGCGCGAGCTCGGTGTCGATCTGCTCGAGCTGGCTGTCGACCTGCCGCAGGCGGGCGCGGAGCTGAGCCAGGACGACCTTGTTCCGCGCCGCCTCCAGACGGTTGCGGCAGGCGGTGCGATCCTTGTTCAAGGCGCGGCGCGCGATGTGCAACTCGCGGATTTCATGCATAGTTTCGCTGCGCACGGGCTTGGCGTCCAGCTCGAGTACCGCCCCCATCCGCGCCAGCATGGCGGCATCGACGCGGTCGGTCTTGGCGCCCTGGCTGACGGCCTGCGCGAAGCGGCGGGCCCGCGTGGGATTGACCTTGACCAGATCATGACCGGCCGCGCCCAGCACCGCCTCCAGATCGCGATGATAGCGTCCGGTCGCCTCGTAAACGATCCGGACTGGCGCCTTGCCGATCCATCGACGCAGGGCGGCCAGCCCCGCCTTGTCGCTGCCGAACCGCTCATGCCTGCGATCCGAAAGCCGGTAAATGTCGAACGTGTCTTTGGAAATGTCGATCCCGATGGTATCCTGCATTGCCTTTCGTTCCCTATGCTTGTCATGCGGGGCAAGGGCGCGCCTTCCCCATGTATCCGTTCAGGTCATGCGAAAGGCAGGGGCGATCCAACTTCTGACCGGTTCAAAAAACCACCATTCTTCCGATCCGTCCCCCGCCGCTCTCCGGCATGTGTGAGGTGCCGGAGAGCGGCTCCCGTATCGCACAGGAGCCGGTCGTTTCTTAAGACAACGCATTGTTTTTCCTCGGCCATGCGCGGTTTGAAATAGACACCATCCGCCCAGATGTAGAGAAACCGCCGCGCGCCAAGGTCGCGTTTCTGCCACGCCTCATAGTCTGCCCACCAATCGGCCTTCAGCCGCGTGACGGTCTTGGCAGACAGGCCCTTGGCGTTCGGGCCAAGCAGCGCCTCCAGAGCCTCGCTGAAGTCGCCTGTGCTTGCGTCGGGAAAACGATCCCCCGGATCGTTTTCTGATCCTCCTCACCCTTGAGGTAAAGCCACGGCAACAGCTCTTCGACCGATTTCGCCTTGCGCAGATACCGCGGCAAGATGCTGGGCGTGAAGGTGACCTTGTCCTCGTCAGCGCCCCGGTCCCGCACGCGCGGCACCTTCACGGGCACCGGACCAATGCCGGTCATCACCGCGCGTTCGGGCAGATGACCGTGTCGGACCAGGCGTGCCCGCCCGTCTTCGAGCTTGTCCCCGGAAAAGGCGTTCATGAGCGCGGACAGCTCTGCATGGATCGCCTGTTCGATCAGTTTGCGCGCGCCATCGCGCAGGACGTCGGTGAACGGATCGGATGTAAAACCCGATGGATCGGGCAGTTGAGTGATGGTCGTCTCTGACATGTGGCATATCCCTTTCTCAGCTGAGAATTGACGGCGACTCGACACCGCCTTGATATGCCGCCCCTCAGGGCATCACCA